ACGACGCTCTAAGGACGTTGGCGAACAGTTTGATAGAATACCTCTATCTGCCTGAGTATGGTCTTATGATCGAAGTAAAGAACTAATGGGTGCGATTAGGGAATACGATTATCCTCACAAAGAAGATAACCCAAAACTTCTAGAGATTATTAAAAATACATCTGGTGAAGATGTTCCAGAAGATAATAAAGAAAGAGGAGAGAACTGCCATATTACAGAAGATTGGGATGTAGAATCATCTATGGAACCAGAAATTAGTAGATTTGTAAATTGGATAGAAGAAATTACGAAGAGTACGTTGTGGAATCTTTGGGGCGTTTTGTATTATGATAAAGGAGGAATACAATGGCACAATCATCAAGCAAAATTGGGCATCACATACTCATTTGCTTATTATGTGAATGTGCCAGATAACAGTTCTGCAATATGTTTCGCCAAAGATCCAAATAAAGAAGAAACATGTATGGAGTATCCAGTAACACAAGGTCATTGTTTGGTATGGGAACATCATGTTCCACATTGCGTACCTCCTAGTGAACATAATGGTAGATGTGTATTATCAGGTAATTTAAAATGAGAATTATTATAGTTGGTGGTGGTACTGCAGGATGGTTAACGGCTGCAGCATGTAACCATGAGTTAAGACATGCTGATGTAACTGTAATCGATAAAGAAATATCAGATCCAGTTGCGGTTGGTGAAGCAACTCTTCTTGGATTTGAGAAATTCTTAAAAGAAAAGTGTGGTTTTAATCCTAGAGAATACATCAAAGAACTGGATGTGGGATTAAAGGGAGGTATATTATTTCCTGATTGGGGATTTAAGGGCAGTAAGGTATGGCATCCATTTTATTTCTTTAATTATCCTTTCTTCTCTCCAAATAATCTTGAGATACCTATGGTTGATGCATGGTCGCATTGCCAAGATCTTGACTTTAGGAAATTGACAGTTCTATGGCAGACATCTATGGAGAATTATGTTGATAGAACTCAATTAGAAGATGCTTATGCTTTACATGTTGATTGCCTCAAATTAACTAAGTTTATTCGTAAAAAAATATTAAATGATATTACGTTTATTAACTCTGAAGTAAAAGACATAAAAAGAGACCTAGATGGTAATATAACCAGTTTGATGTTATCAAATGGTGGCAAAATACAAGGAGATTTGTTTATAGATTGCACAGGATTCAAGGGTCTTCTTAGAGATGATAAGGATAGAGTAGATCTTACGGATAGATTGTATGTTGATACTGCCCTTGCTGGTCACATTGCTTATAGAAATAGACCAAAAGAGTTTAAACCTTATGTAACTTGTCCAGCAGTTGATAGTGGTTGGATATGGGATATACCATTACAATCGAGAATTGGATCTGGACTTGTATTCAATAGGAATATAACTCCTCCAGAACAAGCTGCAGAGGAGTTCTGTAAGTATTGGAATAATAGAGTAGTACCAGATGATTTGAAATTAATAGATTGGACTCCATATTATGAGAAGACTCAATGGAAAGGTAATGTAATTTCTATAGGATTGAGTGCTGGTTTTATAGAACCATTAGAGAGTACTGGTGTTGCCTTAACGATGGAAGGTATTGCAACTTTCTGTAGGATGCTAAAGGCTGGTACTTATGATGAACATGATTGTGATTATTTTAATAGTCGCATGAAATTAATCTTTAATACATGTATAGATTTTGTCAATATGCATTATTCAAAATCAGACATTGAAAGTCCTTTCTGGGAATATGTTAGAGAGAATTATAAGATGTCAAATGCTCAAAAGACATATATTGATAATATGAATACTCCACATATGTCTATAATGGATGGTAAGGATTTTATCTTTGGTGGTTCAAATTGGGTAAACTGGATGATCCAAATGGGTTATGATATAATACCTAAAGATTATATGGATTTTGTTGACAAGGATATATTGAAAGATGCTTTAGAAAATCTTATTGATATTGAAGATAAGAAGGTTTCTTTTGCTGGACATATTAATGTTCATTTAGTTCCCAATAATCAATTCTGTGATCATTTTTTAACATGAATAGGGTAAAGAAGTTAGTCATAGTTGGTGGTGGAACGGCAGGATGGATTGCTGCGACTTGGTTTTCTAAAAGATGGGGACAATTATTAGATGTAACTATAATTGATAAATCACAACCAGAAAGGGTAGGGGTTGGAGAGGCAACCCTTCTTAGTTTTCCTAGTGTGATGGAGAAACTGGGTTATAAAGTAAGTGATTGGATTAACCCTATAGATGGAACTTATAAGGCAGGTATATTATTCCCTGGCTGGGGTAAGGAAGATAATACAATATGGCATCCATTTGGTTTTACAAGTGTTGGAGATGAAAAGGTTCCAATGTATGATCTATGGAGTAACTATCAAGATCAATATGATATAAAAGATATATCTCCACTATTTCGTTCTTCTCAACAAGGTAAGATCGAATTGGATTATGTTCAAGACACTTATGCGTATCAGATTGATTGTGGTAAATTAGTTAGATTCCTTCAACTTAACCATCGTTGCGAATATATTCAATCAGATGTTAAGAGAGTGGTAAAGAATGGTGATGATATTGAAAAGTTGGTATTGGAAGATGGGTCTGAAATTGTAGGAGATCTTTATATAGATTGTACTGGATGGAAACAGTTATTAATTGGTGATGATAATATTGACTTCAGTGATAGATTGTTTATTAATGCTGCTTTGGCTGGTAGAGTAAAATATGAAAATGATAAAGAACAACATCCATATACTGCTTGTCCAGCACAAGAACATGGTTGGATATGGAAAATTCCTACAAGATCAAGAATAGGGACAGGATATTGTTTTAATAAGTCTATTACAGATCCAGATGTTGTAGCAGATGCATTTGTTAAACATTGGGATAATAGGATAAGTAAAGATGAATTGAGATTATTAAATTGGAAACCCCAAAGAGTTAGAAAGTTTTGGAAAGGTAATGTAGTTTCTATAGGATTGAGTGCTGGTTTTATAGAACCATTGGAAAGTACGGGACTTGCCTTGATGATACGGGGATGTGAGTATTTGGAAGAGTGTATGTATGCTTGTGTATATAATCCCCACTATGAACCTGATGTCTATAATGTTAGAATGAAAGTTGCCTTTGAGAGTGCAGTTGATTATATTACTATGCATTATACATACTCTCAAAGGACAGGTAAGTTCTGGGATTATGTCAGGCAGAATATTAAGAAGCCTGGTATGCAAGAGTTTATGGAAGGTCAAATAAATGACCCAACTCAAGTAACTTTCCAGAATGATAGAACTAGTTCTTTCTTTGGTGGGAGTAATTGGCATGTTTGGCTATTGCAACTCATGCCTGAGATTGTTCCCAAACAATATTGGCACTCATTGTCATCAGATATAGTGCCAAGATTTCAAAACTACATTAATATACTAGATAATAATGTATTAGACGCAACCCCCCAGAAAATATTATTAAAAGAGTGGTATGGACAAAAAAATAGTATGGTGTAATGGCACCTTTGATATTCTGCATCCAGGCCACATAGAACTGTTTAAGGTTGGTAAGTCGTTAGGTGACGTACTTATAGTAGCAACAGATAGCGATGAGAAAATTCGTAAGGATAAAGGTCCACTTAAGCCCATCAACAATCTCTGTGATAGAATTTCTATGTTACAGGCGATCAGATATGTAGATGAGGTATTATATTTTAATGATCGAAAGGAATTAGAAGGATTGATCCAATTATATAATCCCGATATATTATTATTGGGAAGTGATTGGCAAGGAGGAGATGTGGTGGGAATAGAACATGCTAAAGGTGTTCGGTTCTTACCCAGATTAAATTATTCAACCACCGATATAGTTAAGAGGATCCGTGACACAGTTTAATGTATTAGTAATAGGTGATAAGTGTACTGATAAGTATGTTTACGGTCAATGTAAACGTCTTAGTCCAGAACAACCTATACCAGTTTTAGACAAAACTCATACAGAAGAAAAGCCTGGAATGGCTGCAAACACTGAGGTGAATTTGCAGGCATTTGGTGTGGATACTCTTTTAATATCTCAAAGGGAAGAAATAGTCAAGACTAGATTTGTAGATTCTAATAGTGGATATCAATTGCTTCGTTTGGATGAAACTCCTAAAGTTGGTAGAATAGCCAATGCGGAGTTAAAAATGGCCTTGATGCATATGAATCCTGATGCTATTGTTATTTCTGATTATGATAAAGGATATCTTGGTTATGATGATTTGGGAAGTTTATGTCATAATTTTAACAGGCCAATATTTGTAGATACAAAGAAACGTAGACTTTTTCAAAAGGATAATGTATACTGGAAGATAAACGAAAAAGAATTTAATGCACTGGACAAAGATCATTTACCTAATGACACTCATCTCATTGTCACTTTGGGATCTCGTGGGGTAAAGTGGGCTGGTACTACCTTTTTACCAGAGACAGTCAAGGTATTTGATGTTTGTGGTGCTGGTGATACATTCTTAGCTGCTTTGGTTTACCAGTTTTTGAAAACTAAAGATATGCGGAAGTCTATTGACTTTGCTAATAGATCTGCTGCAATATCTGTAACACATCCTGGCGTCTATCATTTGACTCAGCAGGATATAGAAACACTTTATGGAGGCGGAAATGAAAAGATCGGATCTGATGCATTACAGACTACAGGCATGGATGCGAGAGCACAGTTGCAAGGACATTGAGTATCTTGGTGTGAGAAAAGATACTCTAGGTGAAGATAAACATTTCTATAGAATTGGAACACATGAAGTTCCTCATGATTGTATAGAAGAATTGGAAATGGAAGAGGTAGAAGAATGAGGTATTGCTTTGACATCGATGGTACTATTTGCACCCCAACTAAGGGAAGGGATTACGAGAGTGCTAAACCATTTGAGAATAGAATTAAGACCATAAATAAATTATACGATGAAGGAAACTATATTATTTTCCTCACGGCTCGTGCTATGGGAAGGTTCTCAGATGAGAGACATAAAATAGCACAAGTAAAGGCAGAAGAAGTTTTATTTGATTTAACTCAACAACAACTTAAAGAATGGGGTGTTAGATACCATGAACTAATTATGGGTAAACCTCATGCGGATATGTTTATTGATGATAAGGCTTGGCCAGATACCACGTTCTTTAATGATGTGAAATGAGAACTCACCCAAAATCATATGGGGCTAGTAGGAGGCCTCGCAATGCTCGTGCGGCGGAACCTGTTAAGTATGTTCCTAAAGGTTGGGGATATGAGAAATGGATAGCGAACTGTGAGAAATATTGTGGTAAACTTTTGTTTATTGTCAAGGGTAAACAGTGTTCATGGCATTACCATAAACTAAAAGACGAAGTATTTTTTGTACAAAGTGGAAAAATTAAACTATTCCACGGGTGGGATGATGATATAGATCATGCCCATATAACCATATTAGAGAGAGGAGATAAATTTCATGTACCTATTGGTCTGAAACATCGTATGTTTGCACTAGAAGATACCGAACTATTTGAGTTCAGTACAGAACATTCTGATTCAGATTCACATAGAATATTACCTGGCGACCTCATAGATTAGACCCAAAGAAGTTCTTAATGTATCAGTATGAACATTAGGAGAAGCACCATAGTGTTCCCAGTGGGATGGAATCACTACTGCTTTATTGGGTTTATAAAGTACAGAATGTTGATTGCCTTTATAGTCTTTGCAAACGAATTCTCCACCCCATTGAAGATCCCAGTGTGGAGTAGTGAATAATATACAACTGTAATATCCAATATCATCACGATCTCTATGGAGTTCAGAACCTTGTCCAAAGGTTTGTCCATTAGTATGCATACTTCTTAGATGTATATCCTTACCAATATATTTTTTGATTACTAATTTTATATAAGTTGCAACCTCAAAACAGATTATTTCTATTGGCCCTTTTAGTTCCCAACTAAGTTTAGCACTATCTGAGTCATAGGATTTATTAGTTAATTTCCAATCACCCTCCATAAAATAAGTAGAGATGGATTGAAATTTATCTTCGGGTAGTATATCGTTATACGTTACAGGGAATTTCTTCATCAATATAAGTTTCTACAGATTTATAATCATACTCATACCAAGAGTTGTCAGCACAAGTATACTCTTGATACTTATCTTTTAGATGAGGTGGGAATGGAATAGTTTCTATTTCAGCCCCTTCTTTTTTGGCAATTAGTTCTGCGACTACTTCAAATGATATAGGATTACCTGTCCCAACATCATAGATCCCACTTCCTGATGTGTTATCCAACACTACATTTACAACATCATCAACACATACAAAGTCTCTGAAGGCATATTCTGAATCTTCAAATACTTTTATTACTCTATCTTCTTTTGCTTGTTGTGTGAACTTACTTATGGGACTCATTTGATGTCCTTTATGAGCCTCACCTTCACCATATACATTAAAGTATCTAAATCCCTGAACTAGTTTAAACTCATCTATATGATCTTGAACCCAGTAGTCAACAGTTGCTTTAGACAGTGCATAGAAGTTTAGTGGGTTAACAGTTTGTTTCATATAACCAAACTCTGAATGGATCCTACCATATACAGAGGCAGATGAGGCATACTTAACTGGAATGTTATACTCTATTGCTTTCTTAAACAGTTCAATAGAGAACTTAATATTATATTGATATATCTTGTCTATATCTGTCTCTGTAGTACTCGATATTGCTCCTTGATGAATGATTAGTTCTACTTTATCCCAGTCTTCATACTCCTCTAGGAACTTAAATGCTCCACCTTGTTCAACTCTGTATACATTTTCTGGATCAAGTCTCTTCAGAAATGCTTGGCCAATAAAACCATTATAACCTGTAAGTATAATCATTGTTGTGCAAAATGTAATGGTATAAAGAATACCTGTGCTAGTCTATAGGTGTCTTCTTCAAAGAAACCTTCCTTATCATATGAACCATGAAGGATATTGTCTGGATACATTATCATTCTATTAAACTTCATTTCTGCCAGATGTATTAGTTCCCAAGGGCCTATACTATCAGCAACATAATCTTCATCCCATATTCCAGATTGTTGAGGGTTAACTTGGTTCCCTTTATATGTATAGAACCCAGTGCCTCCCTTACATTCTTTACCTTTGTTCAAGTATATCAATCCTGCCCATCCCCTACCAGTACTCTCTGGTGGGAAATCCACATGAGGAATTCTGGTTCTATCTTTAGATTGAGTTACATTGACAGAAAATGGAATTTGTAAACAGGCCTGTTCAAAAGTATTCACTTCTCCCATCTTTAATCCATATACATTGTCTGCAATTTGTTTCCAGACATCATGCATATGATCCAAATTCATATTCATATCTACTCTAGTTCCAGGCACTCCTCCACATATTCTTGTATTATTTGTGCTTGGACATCTAAGTGCTAGATTTCTGACTAGATTTGGATTTTTATAAAAGTTATCGACATAAACTATTGGTGTTTCTTCCCATCCCATTAACTCTACTCTTGCACCCAACTCTTCGTTGATTGCGAAAGTTTCTTCTTCATCAATAAAATACTTTTTCATATAACCTAAATACTTTGGAGAAAGTTATGTATGAGGGGAATGGCAAAACCCAACAGTAAAGAGGGGTTGAAAGAGTACGCTCTCAGAAAACTCGGAAAACCAGTACTGGAAATCAATGTTGATGATGATCAGGTTGATGATCTTATCGATGATGCCGTTCAGTATTTTCATGAAAGACATGGAGAGGGTATTGATAGAGTGTTCTTAAAGCATAAACTGACCGAGGCAGAAAGGACTGCTATGGTTGGAATTGCTTCGACAACAACTGCTACTAGTACTTTTGGAGGGATTTCTTCTGCAGAATATACAGAACAAGCCAATTATCTTCCATTACCAGACACTATCATAGGGGTCAATAAGGTATTTAAAATGGACTCATCCACCATATCGGCGGGTATGTTCAACATTAAATATCAGATCTTCCTTAATGATTTATACTACTACGGGGCAATTGATTTACTCAATTACGGTATGGTAAAATCATATCTAGAAACTCTAGATTATATGCTTAATCCAGATGTTCAAATAAGATTTAATAAGAAGAATAGCCGATTATACATGGATCTCAATGTCAATGAACTCACAAATGATCATTTTCTAATATTAGATTGTTTCAGAGTTGCAGATCCCGAAAGTGATACCGCAGTATATAATGACTTCTGGCTTAAGCAGTATACCACTTCACTTATCAAACGTCAATGGGGACAAAACCTCATTAAATTCACAGGTGTTAAACTTCCTGGCGGATTGGAATTAAATGGTAGACAAATATATGATGATGCTGTTATGGAAATAGAAAAACATGAGAAGACTCTCATGGAAGAATATGCGATGCCACCTCTAGATATGGTTGGATAAATGCCACTATCACCTTTCTTTTTACATGGATCCCCAAGTGAGCAAAGACTTGTTCAGGACTTGGTTAACGAACACTTAACATTGTTCGGTCAGGATATTTTGTATATGCCTAGAAAAATTGTTAATCAAGATACAGTTATCCGAGAGATTACTGCATCTAAGTTTGATGATAGTTTTAGATTAGAGGCATACTTAGTCAATACTGATGGATTTGGTACACCTTCAGATGTACTGACGAAGTTTGGTGTTCAGGCACAAGATGAAATAACTTTAGTAGTTTCTAAAGAAAGATATGATGACTTCATTTCTCCATTTTTAAAGTTGTGGGCAGAAGGAGATAGAGCAAATGCTTCTACACCGAATGAAGGAGATTTGATTTATCTGCCACTTGATAATGCACTTTTTGAAATCAAATACATTGAAAGAAAGGTTCCATTCTATCAGATGAATGACCTATTCATGTATGAGTTTAGATGTGAGATCTTCAATCCTGAAGATGAGGTTATCGATCTTCCTGATGGATTAACAGATAAGGATGGTGTAGATATTGATGAAAGTATGGTAAGTAAAGGTCAAGTTATTACTATACAATTAGAAACAGAGGAGACTGATAACGCTTTGGCTACTGTATCTCTTGCATCTACTATTACTGGAGTTAAGTCTGTTCAGTATATCAAGTTGTTTGATGATGGAAATTATCAAGGAACTCCTACTGTTACTGTACATAAACCTGGCCAAGGAAATGCTGCCACGGGTTCTGTTACCATTGCAGAAGGTGCCATTGATTCAGTATCCATAACAAGTTCTGGATCCAATTACTTAAAGGTTCCTAGTGTAAATTTCACTCCACCAAATAAAACTACTTCAACTCAAATTAAATTTGGTAATAACTCATTAGCACATACTGCCACAACTGATGTGATAGGTGCTAACTTCCATTTCACATCTAATGTAGATTCTAGAGATAGTGGAGATGGTAGATTATCACTAAGTTTCTGGTATTATCCTACTAAATTTGATGTAGCAGTAAATGGTGCTACAGTAATGTGGACAGATAGATTTAAGATATATCAAAGAGAGACAGGTAATATAGTATTTGCTTCTGGTTCTGGATCAATAGAAAATACTACTCAACTCAATCTAAATCAGTGGAACTTTATTAGAGTTGAACAGTATAATACTGATGCAACAATATCTGTAAATGGAACTGCAAGTAATACTCTTAATACAGCAAACCCAATAATGTTCTTTGCTGGTGATGTACTGAAGTTAGGTGCAGATACAGCAGGTGCTGGATTCATTCCTACTCAGAAAGAATCTTTTGAAGGATATTTGGATCATATCACTCTCAACTTGACTGGTGATAATGCTACGAGTACTACTAGTGCAACTCAGGTTCCAACATCAGAAATACAACAAGAAACTGATTCTTCTACATCAACTTCAGCACAATTTGTTAACAAGTTGGATAATGAGTATCCAGTTGTTAATGCAACAATTGATTCTAATAGAGTAGTTACTGCTTTAACTGTTGTATCTGAGGGATGGGGATATACCTCTGTTCCTATTATGACTATTGAGTCTCCTGCAACTGGAACACAGGCAACTGCTGTTGCAATTATGACTAGTAGGAGTGGTATTCAGAATCAGGCAGTTGATAGAATACTATTAATAAATCCAGGCACAGGATATACTACACCTCCGCAAGTTGTATTTACTGGTGGTAATCCAGTTAATAATGGTGTTGCAATTGCTACTGCTATAATTGCTGAATCTGTACTCGGCCCAGTTGCAATTACTACGGGAGGTCAAGGATATAACTTTACTCCTACAGTTGGTATTACTTCTGTATGGCATCAACAGTCTAATGAGACTGCAGAATTATTATGGAATGCCAAGGCAGAGGCAGTTGTAAGTAGTGCTAATACTGTTACTGAAATTAGATACAGTAATGCTGGTGCTGGTTATACAAGTATCAATCCTGTCGTTTCAATCTCTTCTGTTACATCTAATTACTTCGGTGAATATGATGTAGATGAGGTAATTAAAGGTCTTAATACTGGTACTGAGGCATATGTTGCCGCATGGGATAGTACCAAGAATATTCTTAAAGTATCCATTCCAACTGGAGATTTTGCAGTTGGTGAAGTAGTTGTTGGTGCAGCTGCAAGTTATAGGATTCAATCAATTCAATCTGAAGTAGATGGTGATAGGGAGTTTGCCCAGAATGAAACATTCGAGTTTGAAGCAGACCAGATACTAGACTTCTCAGAAAGGAACCCCTTTGGGGAATTCTAAATAGTTTTATAAAGTTGTAATATTATGTTAACGAATCATTTCTATCATGAGATAATGCGAAAGACAATCGTGTCTTTCGGAACCTTATTTAATAATATTGAGATCCAACATACTGATAAGGCTGGAAAGGTTGTTAGTGTTGTAAAGGTTCCAATTTCTTATGGCCCTCAACAGAAATTCTTAGCAAGAGTAACTCAAGGTAGGGATTATTCTCAGGATGTAGGAACTACTCTTACATTGCCTAGGATGTCTTTTGAAGTTATGGGTATGAATTATGATTCTACTCGTAAGGTTTCGACTATGCAAACCTTTAAGGCAGTCAATAAGAATACCAATAAAATGATTAAGGGGTATATGCCTGTACCTTACAATATTAATATGCAACTTAGTATCCTTTCTAAACTCAATGAGGATGCGATACAGATTTTAGAACAGATACTACCATATTTCCAACCAGCATTTAATCTTACTATTGACTTAGTAGATGTTATTGGAGAGAAGAGAGATATGCCAATAACTCTGGAAGGAATCCAGATGGAAGATAATTATGAAGATGATTTCCTTACTAGAAGGGCATTAATATATACGTTAAACTTTACTTGTAAGACATATCTATTCGGGCCTATTGCTAACAATAGTGATGGATTAATTAAGAAAGTACAGGCAGATTACGCTACTGATACTACAAACATCAAGACTGCACCTAGACAGATTAGATATCAGGCCGTTCCTGCTGCAATTAAGGATTACACTAGTGATGACACCGCAAGAACGAATGAATCATTTGATGTCAAGAAGACGGAATTTGATGTTAATAGTGCAACACCATTTAGAAAAGGAGATTATATACAGATAGATGAAGAGAAGATGTTGATCAGTTCAATAACTGGTAATAGAATAAAGGTCAAGAGAGCACAACTTGGAAGTGGTATCAAACCACATGATATCAATGTTCCAATTAATTTAATTAATGTACAGGATGATGTAATGGTTACACCTCAAGCAATTGCTGAGGGTGATGACTTTGGATTTGGTGAAACTAAGACTGAGTATTCTGATGGATCGATATACAGTGTTGCACAAGGTATGGATACTGACTTATGAAGAATGAATTTGATGCTATAGATGATGCTTTGGAAGTTTCTGCTGAGATCATAAAAGAACCAGTAAAGAGTCCTACAAGAACAAGTATCAAGAAACCTAAAGGTGATTCACCAGAGATTCAAAAGGATTATGAGTACAGTAGAGCCCAGTTATATTCCTTGATAGAGAAGGGACAGGAAGCAGTAGATGGTATACTTGAAGTTGCACAAGAATCTGAGTCTGCAAGATCATATGAAGTTGCTGGTCAGTTAATCAAACACGTTGCCGATACTGCTGATAAGTTAATGGATCTTCAGAAGAAGGTCAAAGATATTGAAGAGGTAGATACTAAGAAAACTACTCAAGTAACTAATAACTCATTGTTTGTAGGAAGTACCGCTGAATTACAGAAGATGCTTAAACAGACCATGAAGGATGCTAAATAAAATATGGAGACCTGCGTTCTACTATGAAATCTTATAGACACTTAAGAGAAGAGAATTGGAAGAGGTTAAACCAGTATGGTGCAACTTATTCTATAACTTTTATTTTCAGAGGACAGACTAAGTTCATTCAAATGTTCTTCCCTCAGAGATCTAGGCCTCTCAAAAGAGATGTTCAAGGTGAGTTAGAGAAAGTATATCCAGGCGGTAAAGTAATATACTTCTGTCCTTCTGAGAAAGACCCCACTAAACCTTTACTTGTAATTAATCCCTGATGGCTAAAGAATCTGATAATGTATATCTTGGTAATCCGAATTTAAAAAAAGCCAACACGCCGATTAATTTTACTAAGAAGCAGGTTGCTGAGTATCTTAAGTGTAAAGACGATCCCGTATATTTTACTGAGAAGTTCATAAAGATTATCAACTTGGATGAAGGTCTTGTACCTTTTGACATGTACCCATTTCAAAGGAAGTTAATTCATAATTTCCATAGTGGTAGATTTAATATATGTAAGATGCCTAGACAGTCGGGTAAGTCAACGACTGTGGTATCTTATCTTTTGCATTATGCATTGTTCAATGACAGTGTAACTATAGGTATTCTTGCAAACAAAGCTGCAACCGCTAGGGATCTACTAGGTAGATTGCAGATTGCATATGAGGCATTACCCAAGTGGATGCAACAAGGTATTATTGCATGGAACAAAGGTTCTATGGAATTAGAGAATAAGTCTAAGATCATTGCCGCATCTACCTCTGCATCTGCTGTTCGGGGTATGTCATTCAACATCATATTCTTGGACGAATTTGCGTTCATTCCCAACCATATTGCAGATGATTTCTTTAGTAGTGTATATCCTACTATTAGTTCTGGTAAGTCTACTAAGGTAATTATTGTTTCTACCCCTCGTGGTATGAATCATTTTTACCGATTGTGGCATGATGCAGAACTAGGTAGAAACGAGTATATAACCACGGACGTTCACTGGTCAGAAGTGCCAGGCAGAGATGAGGACTGGAAAGAACAGACGATTAAGAACACATCAGAATCTCAGTTCAGAGTTGAGTTTGAGTGTGAGTTCTTAGGATCTGTTGATACTTTAATATCTCCAGCTAA